CGGTAAATCATTACATGAAGACGATTATTGTGAGATGTTATCTGTGTTAATGCCGGCATATCGCATCCGCCTTCATATTCGGCATAATCGGGATAGACATCGCTGTACATCCAGTACCATCCCTCCTCTGTTGGAATTTCCGTCGTCCACTTCGGCTTCTCGGCAGCCCGGCGGTTCCAAGCGTCAATAACCTCTTCTTTAGTTCCACCTTCCATTTTTGCCAAACAAGTAATGCATTCTATAGCACGATAACCATACTCTTCTGCAAAGACACGCTCAGCATCACTGCCGCAAAATGGACATAACAAAAGTTTTTCAGTTGTGTCAGTCATCTTATTTATACAAATCAACTTATATTATATTTTAGCAAAACAATAATCACCAATCGTCGTCATCATCTACTGTTGTTTGACCAGAAACAACGTTATTTTCCGGTTGTACGGAGGTAAATTCAAATGATGTATTTAATTGTACAGCACCAAAATCCTCGCCAGAATCGACGGGATTTGGCGTTTCTACGACATTAAAATCCACCACTCCAAAATCCACTGGCGACGCGCCCTCTGCGAACGCATCAAAATCAGAAAACGTGTTTTGTGCGATGTCAAACTTCGGAAACAAATGGGGATTATCTCGATAGTGCGGATAGTACACAGCTGCTGCGGGCTGGCACACTTCGAGTGCCGTTGCACAAAACATAGGCATATGGGGCAATGCAAGACCCTCACGTCGCACTACGTGATTGATTTTAATCACGTTTGACTCCATCTCTTTCATATTAGAATGCAGCCCCAAACACGCCGTTACGTGAGCCAGCTTTGATTTGGCTTCGCTAATCAAATCACGGCTCATAAACGGTTGTTGTGCAGAACCACGCGTGGCTTGTGTTGCTGTTATCAGGCAACATTTACGCACTTGGGATAATTTTCTTAACTGACGATAGATTTCGTCTATTTGATGACGAACCTCACCTTTTATTTCAGGTTTTAACAAATCTGCATAATCTAACACGACAAAATCGGGTATCCATCCTTCCAATGCCCATTCGTCCAATATGGCATTGACACCAGATACAGACTGGGTTGAATTTGCATAAACACTTATACGCATTTTCCCGACAGAATCGTAGGTTTTCAACCAATCAGCCACCCCTTTAATTGCTCGCTCTGCCGTTAGTACATGCCTATTTTCTTTACGATTCGATGTTATATTGTATTGAAGTATTTTATTCTGTTCTGCCACATCAAGCTCAGTGGGCATTTCGTATGAACAGACCTTATTTGGGACACCACTCACACGAGCCACAAATCGTTTTATGAGCTGATTCCGAGACAAATCCCCGCATTCAAAATAAGCAACTTTACGATTCTGCGATACGGCACGAATGGAAAAGTCAAGCATGAACATCGATTTTTTTCCCTTCTCTGAGGCGAGCATCAGCACGAAACTTTCTTTGGAAAATACGTCGTCATAAAATGCTTTTTCGTCAGGGCGATCAAAAGTAAGCAAACTCTGCTCGCCTACAGCAAACGCTTCATGGATCACATCAGGACTATCAAATGGATCAAACGCAACTGACTGAGACCGCTGTATGGGCGAAAACGCCGCCATTATTTCCTGTGCGGCTTTAATGTTGCCAGAGTTCAATAGTTGCCGTACGGTGTCCGTATGCTGCTCTAATTGGACTTCCTGGAAATGTTTCTCTGTTATGTCAAGAACGACCAAAGCCGAAGGGATTTTGACATTTACCAAAGACTCCGCGAGCGTTTGAATGTCCTGAGGTGCATCAGCTAAAAAACGAGTGATGTCATCAAATGGCGTAGTATTGTATCGCTCAAAATAATCCAAAATGCGCCCAGCTAATTGATTGGCTACCTGTGAGCGAAAGAGTGTTTTAGACTGCAAACGAAACCGAATGACATTTTGAACGACCTCAGTGAATTGAAGCATCCCTGCCAGAATCCTTCGCTCACTGTCGCTGTCGAATGACGATTCAGGGACTAACGGTTCGATGTGGCTCCAATCAGATGTTTCCATGTCATTTTATTTCGTCTACTTTATTTTTAGGATATATTAGGAATCATTGCACCGAGTCGCTCCTGCAACCTACTTATGTATTCTTCTACGGTTTGATTATCTTCAAAGAAATCCCTGCTGTTATTGCTAAGACTCATCCAATAGGTCTTTTCTGAACTATTCCATTCTATAAATGCCCTTGTCGGCGGCGGAGCAATAATGCGAATACCCCAAATACCGCGCATCCATCCGTTCCATACTTGAACTGTAAGCCGCTTCACGGGTATTGTGGCTATCCACGAATCCGTGAATTTCAATAGTTCATCATTCTCTAGATTCTTATCGTCTATGATATCCTCGTAATAGCGACAGCTAAAACCTGTTTCGTCTTTTACAGCATCTAACAATGTACGGCCCCTCGCTTTCGGATTTTTATTTTTGACATCATTCCAGAGTTCACGTTTATCCCTGCCTGCAACAATGTTAGCCGTAGAAACTGCTAATAACGCGTTGCAAACGTTATCCTTGCGAAGTATCGCTTCCTCGTGTGTAAATACTTGATTGTCGATATTCAAACCATCAATACAACCTAAGTAGATACCAGCGTAGTTGCTGTCGCCTAACAGAACCCAGCCGTCCCCATCCTCTTTTTCTTCGAGCGCACCTTCGCGTGTTAAATCATTTATGATATGCTGTGCGTCTCTTGACATTTTTGACACGTCCATTTCTAAACAATCAAATGTTGAAAATTCTCTGCTGTATCATAGAAATTTGACAGTATTTGAAACGACATTATTCACCAATCATCAGATAAATCTGCCACAGCACAATAAAATGACATTTTATCCAAAGGTTCAACCGGAGCGTTAACAGGCACTTTCTTTTTAGATTTCGGCTTACTTCCAAATCTCCACAAAGCCATCCTGTCCCAATTATCCGCTATTTCCAGTTCTTCCTTTTGTTTGTACATCAATTTCAATGTCATGATGGAATCAATAGCGTTATACGTTAACAATGCATCTCTTTTTAGTTTTTTTTCTAATTCATTCAATCCGTACAAATGCCGTGTTTTTAAAAATGGCTCGACATCTTTATCGTACCCGCCAACCCCAAAGTGCACAAAACATAAATGTTTTACACCGGCGTTGCCTGGTGTAGCATCCTGTATATGTCCTGCCACACAAACGTCCCAATACCAATTATTAGTGGGTTGATTAAAATACACCAACCCCCACCTTTCCTCAAACTTGATGTTACCGCCTATTTTACGAATATCTGACCGTAAAAACTTCCGCCAAACGTCATCGTAATTTTTGTCTGTAAACGAAAATGCGATGGTTTTCAAAATATTTCCATTCTCGTCTCCAAACGCCACCGAAGCCGTAAGAACTCTTGCGCCAACACTTTCAGGATTTAAACAATTACATTCGTAATCAAACGCAGCGTATTCAGCTTCACTACACCATTTATCAAATATTTCACTTAATGCATTAGGCGACATTACAATTTCAAAATCACCTAAGGATGGAGTCGGATCAAAACCAGCGTGGGAAAACGGTCTCTTATCCACAAGTTCTAACACCCGTTCCATGTGCTGATTTATGTACAAATAAACAAATGGCTGAGCGGGGGTTGGCATTTCACCCCTATGTGTTTGCTGCAATAGACCAACATCTTCATTATCTCTACTAGAAAATACGGGACAAATCCACGCGTTATATTTCCCACAAGGAATTTGAAAACCAATGTAGTTTCCACCAGACACACCTTTCCCAACATATTGCGGAAAAGCACAGTGCAGCACCGCACCCGTTGCTTTAAAACCGATAGGCACAATGACCGAAGGATTAAACGAACGAATTTCATTATCAAGCCAAGAACTGCACAATGCATGGCTATCACATGCATTATCAACAGTCACTAATCTTCCTGATTTATTGGGGCATTGCCGAGAGCCTGTCAATGCAATCTGAGTATGCTTTAGTGTATTTTTTGCTATTGTTACACATAGCGATTCGTGCATGAAAGACCATTGACCAGACTTAAACGTGCTTTCATCCGGTTCATAGTAAACAAACAAAATTTCACAATCAGTGTTTTGTTCTGTTCGCCTGATACATATCCCAGACGTATTCGAACGAAATCTACTACACTTATGGCAAGCCAAATGTGGATTAGCTAAGGTACTTTGCGGTACGATAGAGGTATTAAACAAGACAGGGGATTGACTCATGGTGTTTTTACAATCTGAATAATTTGTGCTTTTTCCAGAGATAGCCGTGCTTTCGGTGCTGCTATGAACTTTTTATCAAATGGCATATCCGTGTAAATCTTTAAATCCTCAACATTACGACAACGTGTTGCTGCTGTGTAGAGCATTTGTTTCGAACAAAACCACGGCGATGTTAAAACAACACAGACTTTACCTGCGAGTGTTTGTCCTTGTGCTTTATGGATTGTCATGACATTGGCTTCTTGAAAAACAGGTGCCGATATAGGAATTTCCACACGGTCTGCCGTCAAAGCAGTAATCCATTGGTTTATACGTAATCTGGTATCGCCTGTTGATTCTAGCGTATCATAAGGCAACGGCAAAGAAATTTCTCCAATAGATAATTTCCCATCGGTTTCATTAAGGGTGTAAATTTCACCATTATAATACGCTCCCTTTTTGTTCTTCGTCACCATAATCGAACCGCCAACCGAAGCCGTGACGACAAATCGAGTATATCGTTCACAAATCAATTGGATCAACTGCTGTATGCTTGTAGGCTTTATCGTGTTATCATTTGCACAATACCTAGCAAATCTTACGGTTTCTTGATGTTTTAAGCATTCTTGAATGGTTTTCTCATCAGTCGTGGCAGGAATAGGTCTAAACGTACGAATACTCCCATGAAACAGCGTATGGTATTTATTTGTGATAATGTGACGAGCCCTATTCGTATCGCACAAATAAATACTTCCTTTTTCTACGGGTATATTATTTACGTTGGACATGTGGCATGAAATACCATCGATAATTCCCTGTACATTTTTAGAGGGGTGATTCGCTCTACCCTCGACAAAATCGTACAACCAATCATACCATTCCTGATGTGATGGATCTCGTTCGTTTTTTGTTAACCGAAAGCATTTTGCATTCTTCATGCGTTCAGCGAACCTTTCGATCATTGTCTTAAAGCATGCGTAAGCATTATTTACAGTGGGCTGAATAGCGTTAACATAAGTCGTGTTCGGATCAGGTAATGACTCTATAGCGGGGAGCTGGTTTTTGTCCCCCACTAAAATAACACGAGGATACATCCAGCCAAACAAACTCAAAATACTCACCATACTGTACTCTTCGACAATCAGTATGGCATTGTTCTTTTTTGACTGTATGTTATATCTATTTCTCCAGTTATCATAAGCGTGAATAATCGCTTCGCATGTGAACCACTCAAAGAAATCCACCCCCAACGACTCTTTCGTACTCGTGCTGGAATTTAACAGGTCATTAACAACAGATTCACTATTGTTTTCTGTTACCTGAATATCAGGAACGTATCCAGTAGACTCAGATTGTAAAGATTTCCACTTACCAATTCTTGATTTTGTGAATTCATTTATGTCCTGCGTGAACAAATTACCAAAAACACTTTGTGCACGCGTAGACACATGAGCATCGTCCGTGGACAAATCGCCATAAGGCATAGCCGCCACCGCAGCCAAACTGACAATGTGAAAGTTTTTATCGGGATTATCTCGAATAATCTGCTTTACCAGCATGCTTTTGCCAGAGCCAGCCGCCGAGTTCAACACAACCAAAAATTCATCTTTGTCTAAAATATCAGAAATACCGTCATACGCCACTTGCTGCTGTTTGTTAAATACAATGTCTTGTGATGTACTGCGACGTAGCGTATTTTCTATCGGAGTGCGTATGACCTGAGGTGTTTTCGGTATATCTGCTATGGCAGGCGGTTCCAATACAGCGATAGCGATTTTTGTACCAGACATCACACTACTCAATCGCTTGATATGTCTCCTATTTTTTCTACTCATATTTTTCGTTTCTGTATAAAAACTCTCCGAAATAACACTTCATCATTTATTTTCACATTATCTACAATGTCCGAACATGCCGTAAAGCCTATTATGTCAAACTGTTCCGGATCCCAGTTTACAACGAATGTAATGGGCACGCCCATCACACCATCGTAATCCTTAGGTATATTCCTCAACATTTTGACTTCTATTGCATCATAGTTATCATATTTTGGATACGTTGTCGGATCGTACTTCGCTGTGAGCTTATGACCAAACGGCTTATTCACCGGTAAGTTTGTCGCCCAACAAATTGACGACACAGTAGCGAATTTTATTACTGAACCATCGGGATTTGTTTCTGTCCGCATGGCTTGGGGATAATTCTCTGGTAATGTAAATTCCATAGCCCCCTGACCAAAATAACCAAACCACATCTGGCGAGTTCTCACAAGCCTTTCCATGTCTTTCGAACCTATCGTGACTATATTCCCGAGCAACAAAAACTTCTTTTTGTACCGCACCACCATTTCAACAAAATGCCGAAACAAACTAAACGGTGGATTGGTTACAACAATGTCAGTCTCTCGAAACAATGCCAACACTTCAAACGAACGATAGTCGCCATTAAGCAAAGTCTTTTCTATTACAGGCTCCACGCCTGGTTTTTTGACATATTTGAATCCCTGCCCGGTTCCACCAAACCCAATACATGTGAGCGATGCCAAGCCAAACTTTTCAAAGTTCATTTCAAAATACTTTAAAAAGTTCGAATCGAGACCATCACAGGGACACAAAATATGCTTATTACGAAAATGTTCTGCATAGTTATCACACTCCGTTGCGATATCGACAAGTTTCGTATAAAATTCGTCTTTTCGCGCAACACGCGCACCTGTCATTTGCACATTGCGCTGCGGCTTTGAACGTACTTGTGAAAATGCTGGGGGCGAGGACAGTAACATATCTAATAATAGAAAATTCTTTTATCAAAACAAAGCCACGATTTTTAATTATTAAATATTTAATAATTAAAAGTCGTACTATGGCTAACCAAGCACAGGCATACGCGCCAATCGCATGGCTGCATCGTATGCATCGAGCGCAAGCGGCCTAGTGAGCGGTGATTTCAGTTTTAAAATGAGGTCTTTGCATGCTCCCATGAATTCACAACGTACCGCTTCACCAGTTAACCCACGATCCTTTGCTATATCAGCAAAGCCGATACACGTTACACCGAAACGCTTTAACACTGTGTCAGCTTTTTCTTTGCGTAACACCTTTTCCACCACCGCACGTAAAATGGCGAAGTTCTCCTGACGATCCAACTTGTCTGCTTCTGTCCATTTTTTAGATACCTTTGACGAAAGCATACGGTGGTACGATGCAACTTTTGTCACACCATTAAGAACATCTTGGCAGCACAGGCAGATATGGTCAAGAAACATGCCCCCTAAATCGCTTGGAATCTCCACGTAATTTGAGTCGAGCTCAGCAAGCTCTTCGTCTATCGTATCATCTTCGTGATAATGCGACTGGTAGGAAACAATGGAACATGTATCACCTCTATCTTTTTCTGACATGACATCCTCACAAAGACTGCCGATGGGAAGCCCTTTTGTGTACTGCGACAAATACGCAGTTTCCTTCGGCAGCTTTTTTAGTCGATCCCGGATACGCTCCAATATCCAATGTGTCGCATAAGACGAAAACTTCGTACCTTTGCTGGGATCAAAACGTTCGTATGCTATCACCACTCCGTCTAAAGCCAAATCGTACAGTTCACACGAAGATATTCCCAACCCTTCGTATCTATGACAAATCGACCTGATTTGCCTATCATCCATGTGCATCAAAGAAAAGTCGGTACATTTGGGCTGGAGAGATTTAACAGCAGAGGGTTCTGACGGAAAACTTGAAGAATTTGGGTCAGCTGGCGATGAACTCGCCTCAGGATAAACAGTATTGCAATAATCACTACGCCAGGTGATTTCGACTGGATTACCAGAGACTAAATCTTCAGACTGTTTGTTTTCTGCACCGTGAATGTCAGAGGTCTGATCGTTTTGACTACCCTGACATTCAAACAAAGATTTTGTCTGTTCGGCATCTCCGTTCGAACAGCACGGGCTGTCCCTACTATCACAGCCATCTACAAAATCTTCCGTATCTTCAATACGTTGGATTTTGATTTCGTAGCGAGGAGCAGGATCAGCATCCAAAGGCAATAAATACTGTACATGAAACTCCGATGCTGTAAGCGTAGCATTTTCGGCATTAGGCATATCGCCCACGTGGTCTGCCGATAGACCATTGAGATAAATTTGCATAACATCCATGTGCGCACACGTCCATGCGCAATAAGGGGAGGAAAATATCCAATCGGGGAAAGATTGGGGCTATGACGATTATAGAAATCGCCAGTACAGTTATGATAGAATTTTCAACAGTCGATAAAATTTTAGTTAGGCACATATTTTGCGCAAAATGAGCGCCGTACTTTGGTTTTTCCCGCAAAACCGTGAAAGATTAAAGGTTACGGGAGTATGGAATTAGAAATAACAAAACAATTTTAAGTACTTTTACGAAAAATCATTAAAACCATTAAAATAGCACTACCTAACATTATTGGTCATATTCTTACAATCATCACGATATATGGAAACATTTTTCGGTGCTTTTATGCCAACCCGCACCTGGTCAGGACGTATTGCGCAAATAACGATTTCAATATCATCTCCAACATATATCTTTTCATCCACTCTTCTGGAAAGCACCAAAAAAGAGTTTTTGTCTGTATTTTTAACGTGTTTTTTCATTTTGTATTTATGTGTTTTTGTGAACAATGACTCGAAATTTAGGCACATTCAAACGCACGCCAGTTCCTGCTTTATTCTCAACAGCAGAGAGCGTAATTTGTCAACATCAGCATTCGCTTCATTGACCTGTTTGGCTAATTTTTCATTTTCAGCTAACAAGCGGACGCATTCGTCAGCAAGCGAATCAACAGGATCGTTTGCCATTGCGACCATCTCCAAAAACTGTTCTTTTCTATCCATACGATATACTATCCAATGTCGCTGAAAATGTGTAAATCGGTTTTTTCTTTCCTTGCGGTACTGCTTTTTCGAGGTGAACATTAATTCCCACAGGTTCTGCTTCACTATTGTAGAAAAGGTCAGAGTCATGAGAAACAAATCGTAACCTACTGAAGTCTTTTACCAATCGGTCATAACCGGGCAGCATTAATTTTGCATTGAGCAATGCCGCCATAATACAATCAAAATTCGCACCAGGGGCATTTTGAAACATCACCGAATGAGAAGCGTGACCATCTTCAATCCAAAGAGTTGAATTATCGACTTTGTCCACAAAATCAAAACACGCTATTTTGTAACGATAAAATGCCGCTACGCCCTTCCCCGAAACAGACGTAAACGCCGCCAATAAGTGCTTGGAACCACACTGTGCCAGTGCATCTTTGAATTCTTGACATGTTTGAACAAACAAACTATCATAATCAACACAGAGAATACCACTTAATTCGCCGCCAGTTCGATCACCGGGTGTGTAACAAAGAGCGGGAACAATTCCAGGCAACTGCTGCTTCATTTTCGCCAGTTGTGATTTAGATAACTGTGAGTCATCCATATCCACCACGAACTGCCTAATCTTATGAACCGTTGCACTATACGTACCGTTGCGCACCGACTCAATGAAATCATCAAACCGAATAGGCGAAGGATTCTTGTCAAACGTGTTTTTCAAAAATGCGTGTGTAGTATTCATTGGATTCAAAATAACAGTAAGGTAAAATAATTCAAAAATATCAATTGTAAGTCCGTCTTTCAGATTCGACTTCAGGCATTGCAGACACATCGACATATACATTTTCGGTCAATTTGTGCGCTAAATCCGTCTCATACCTACCACATGTAGTAGTGCCGACCTTCATAACATTACTTTTTATACTTTGATTATACCAGCCTCCTGCTTTTTCTTTATGCATAACAGTTACCACATTCACATTCCAAACAGATATACGTGTTTGTGGTTTTGCATGCACAACAAAGTATGACAAACAAGGAGGGGCATAATTTATTACACCTACCATCTCATCTTTGTGAATCTGTTCTTCAATGTTATGATAAAGCGATGCATTCCTTACACAACAATACCACAGACTCTTTACGTCCGCTAAATATGCACGTCCATCACTAAAACGCCCAATACTATCAAGATCACTGATAATAGCCACATTTGTATGCTTGTTTTCTTTAATATGCTTAAACACATTTTCATAGGATGTGCCGCCACCAGGAGAAACGGGTTTTTTCTTGCCTACTCCATTATAATCTGCTTCGGTAACAACTTTATCAGCGAAATAAAACACTTTTAGACTCATGTTTTTCATCAGTTTTAACTTCTGAAAAATCGATTCCGCTGCAATGGTTTTCGCTGTACAAAACGACCCAGACCTATCGATGTACAATGCCAATTCGCCCTGTTCTCTCGGAAGCATAAGACGTGACTTATGTATGATATCACTATCAGCATATTTTTTATTGGGGCGAGCAAATGTACTATGCCGGACAAATTTCGAAACATTTCCAAAAAACATTCCCAAATCATACTGGAGTGTCGATTTCAAAACATCCGCACTATAATCCTCACGTGAAACGTACGTGTTCGAAGTAGGCGAGTAACCGCCTGGCCCTCCTTGTACCTGACGATCCTCAGTGTCCTTCACATTACGAGACTCCACTTCTTTCAATATTTGTTCACGCGTATGGTCTGAAATAGGAAGCGAATCTGACTCGTTTTCCTGTTCAGGAATATCCTGTTGCTCCGGTTGTTTGTTATCTGAATTGTTAGCGTCCGAATCGTCCAGTTGATTTTCGTTAGATTTGTCAGGCTGGTTTTCACCTAAATCATCAAATTGATTTTCATCAACTTTATCAGACTGATTTTTGTCTAAGTCGTCAGACTTATTTTCACTAGAATTTGAATCGCCTGATTGTCCACCAACAGAACTATCAACATCCATATCACTTGGATTTTTTGGCGGATTCGGCATGCCCTGATTGCTCAACCCCAACAAACCACTATACGAACCTTGATTATTTTGATCCGGGTTATTTTGTTCCTGTGGATTTTCTTGCTGATTTTCTTCCAGTAATTTTTCGTATATTCTTTCATACGGCATTCCGCAGAATTCTAAACGTTGAGCTTTTGTTGTTGTTTCATATTCAGGATAAACACAATACGCACCGTAAAATACATCAGGGTTACTATTCCACGTGTCTACATCGTCCAGCGAATAGTAGTTGCTCACCTCAATGTCTTTGGCTACCGCCAAAGTGCCACGGTCTATTTTACCACTGCATGCCGATTCAAAAAGTTGTTCTCTTGTATTATGCCTTAATAATCGATGAAGTATTTCATGGCGGATTATTATCGACATAACATCAGGCCAATCAGGACGAAGTTCAAATGCGCCATTAACGCTATGAATAAAAAGAAATCGACTTAATTTCATTACAGTCCCATCATAAGAAATACACGCAAATGCGTTCTTGTCTTTAGTCACATAAATCTGCATGCGATGCAAAATCGCAGCATAATCAGGATAGCCAGTAGCCAAAAGATGATCAACAAACACACCTTGTATCGATGGAGGCAATTCCCAATCAGCTGTAGATCCGTTTTTCTCCCAGGAAAATAACTCTTTTTTCAACAATAGTGACAAAGACTCGACTGTATGTGCCATGAAAACCAGAATAAAAAGTAGTTAATACTATTTTAGAATAGCAAATATTTACAAAACAAGGAGAACTTAACCAGCCATAGTCTGACCACACGTCGGACACATTGATCCAGCCAGCGATTGTAATCGCACCTGACTTTCTTGCATTAATTTATTTGATTCGGCAGCATAAATCTTTCTTTTTTCATATTCCCAAAACAGTTCAGAACACCGTAAAACCGACTGTAACGCTTCTAACAATGCTTTTGGATTTGGTGTGGGGCGAACCCTAGATGCTTCTTTATGGGCTTGTATGAGCGTTGTCAACTTACTTAATCGTGCTTTTGTATTTTGGTACGTATCATACGCATTCTGAAGCCTATCCATATCTGGTAACGGAACAATATCAGCTTTTAACTCTACATGTTTCTTTGTCAAATCATGCAATTTTATCTGAGAAGATAGAGAAGATATTAAACATTCCCATAATCCCCAAACACTGTCAGGGATTATGCCAATCTTAAATTTGACATAATTTGCAAACAGCTTTTGCAACAAATCAGTGCGGTTTTGATTCGAACTTAAATCGTCTAACGTCTTATCAATACGGACTATGCTATCATGTGCCTGTTCGTATTGTTGTAATACTGCTATTTCCTGAGACAAATCCTGCTCTTCCTGCTCATGGCGTTTTAAATCACGCTGTGTCTGATTCTGCTCCTGTTTACAAACATGTACCCATTCCGCAGGTAATTTCAAACCGAACGTTTCTTCGATTTTCAATACAAGACCTGACCCATTTTCATTAAACCAGTAAAACGGATCATGTTGCGACTGGGTATTGTCAGGCAAAACATTCAAAAACGTGATGATGTCATCGGGAACACCTCTACCCACTACCCGTGACTGAATACTGTCTAACGTGTACGAATTATGCTGGGACGACCGAGAAATAGTCCGTCCGTCAATTTCAGCCGTTACAATTACTTCAGATGCACCATGACGTAAAAAATCCCGTACAGAGCCTTTATTGTAAAGCAACCATTGAAGTGCTCTAACTATCGCTGATTTCCCACTATCAGAAACGCCAGTAATCACCGTTATCGGCGAAATATCTGACGTAAGCCGCCGGTGTGCCTGGAAATTAATTAAATCAATTTTTGTTAGCATCGACAGATTATAGAAATGACGCTCACTTTATCTATGTGGTTTATTCCATAGATCTCTGGTTATTTGCACGAACTGAACAGTATGCAATAGTATTAACAATATTAACATTTCTTGCTTGTAAAGTACGTATATCTACTCGTACTGGCACAACTGCAAATGCCTTTATTTATGGTAGGTCATTTCATGCGTCTCTGCGAGCAGTTTATTCACTCGAAAATAATTATTTAGCACACTCGTAAGTGATATACTACAGTTCCACTGAGGACGATCAGTGTCAAATTCCAGCCTGTCCTCACGTCTTTCGATCAAATGCACGATAGGGATTGTTACGCCAACAAACGGTTTGATAGCCGGAATGACAATCTGATTGTTTTCCCAATCTACCAGTTCATTGCAATTTAAGGCGGCGTAATCATCTTCTCCGTAGCCCCTGATTTTTTGAATAATCCTAATTCGCATCATGTTTCTTCTTGTGTTTGTAGCCGTTCAACGAAAAATGACCGTGAACGGTTGCCTATCTATCATATCGATCCTTTCAAAATACGTGAAATTCTATCCTGTACAAACGTGTGTATTTTGCAAAACAAAGTTAACTATTCAAGTCATCGCGGAACCGGACGATCTTCGGAAAACGTGGTTTATCAACAACGCCAGTTTCTTGATAGGCGAGCTCGACATGCTTGCCTATGAATTCGTGCCGATTTTCCCATGTGATTGGGTTATCCACTCCCTTACCAAATCCGGCATAGGTAATGGTGCCTTTAGGAAAGACCTGTCCTTCATTAATCGTCAACTCGATTGAGCCTATTTCGTCCATGAGCTCGTAATTGTCCTTACTATGCCCACGGTCAATCGCTCCTATGGCATTACGCTTCGTTATTGCTTTGGCTTCTGCGGTCAGCGTTTTCTGCTGTTTGTAACCCGTAATGACAGCGTTCACCGTCGCCCAAAATTTAACTTTCCAAACGGTATTTTCTTTCGGGGTTGCTCTACCGTGCTTGTACAGTGAATTCGGATGCTTCAAAATCAATCCTTCCGTTCCGGCTTTTTTAGCGTCTCCCAAAAGAGCGTCTATGTTCTCAACAGACGAGAACAAAACTTGCTCAACAGGCTCGATTAAATGTTTTACGGCAGAATCCATACAGTACTGTTTGTACCGCACAATACGATCCGAAAAAGGCGTAGAGACTTTTTTGCCCCAATCATCAGCCGAAACCGCATCAAAACAATAAAACTTTAATGACTTGACTCTGTCCCCGTCAGCACTCGCCGATACGATTTTATTGAACTCCATTCCGGGACAGTAAAGTTCACCATCCAAAACGACATTTTTAGCATGCGCTTCTTTCGCCAATGGCTCTAGCCAATTAGCAGTACAGCCATGAATTTCCTTGCCATTGCGGGAGTATATTTTACCTCCCCAGAAAATCAAACGAATCCCGTCCAGTTTAAACGAAGCATAAGTCGGGAATGCAATTTGCTCCAAATCAGGCGACTGATTCGGAGCTAACATGGGCGACGGAAATGTTCCTGCCATAGCGAATATTTTGTTAGAGAATTTTACTGCTATAGCTTATTGTAGAATTTAACAAAACATTTTTAATTATAAAATATTGTATAATTAAAATTATTCAAACCAGTTGTCTCCTCGTCTGAGCCTACAGCCTACGTACTTCAAAAAATCCGCATTGAAAAACAAATCCAAATCCCCCTGGATCAAGCAATCCCGTGTGCTGTATTCAAGATAAAGAGTTTTATCTCGCATACTTTGATATTGTAGAATAATGTCCTTGTAACCCTTAAAGGACGATAACGCCGCATTAAAATAGCCCAGCAACCCCTGAATTTGCATACTGTAAGGTGTAGGAAAATAAACAGCCCAGCAAGAACGATTAAAATCCTCCGTACTCATGAGTGTCCCATCATGTGCACGTGGGTGCAAATACCCAGCGTTATCCACAAACTCACCAACGATAATCAAAGGCTGACGTGGAGGCTTTCTGTATTTCCCAAACACAGACACCGGAAGCGAGTTAGACGCATCTCTGGCAGCGTTGTACGCAAGATTTAACGCAATGGGGAAATACGCTAAATTGTTATCTCCCACAGGGGCAAGTTGATTTTGAAAGGCGACTTGCATTTTACTGTGAACCTAAAATAAACCAAAAAGCCGCTCCTGCAACTCCTTCACCTTTGGTACATTCGCTGGATTCCTGTCTGTCAAAGCCAAAAACTCTTTAAGTATTTTCAGAATGGCTTGTGCTGACGGACGAAGGGTTTTCTTAATCTCCTCCAACTCCGAAACTTGTTCGTCTACGAATTGCAAAAACTCCATCTGCTCCGAATTATTTTCAGTTTTCATGATATCTACTTTTAAAACGAGTGTGCCATAATAGCATGTTTATGCCATCAACGCAAGCCATAACCCACGTGAACTCATAAGTGGCTATCGACCAAATATTTCAAAACGGGCTTTGGATCACCTCCAAAAATAGAACTTGACCAAAACGGGTTCAACTCAAGTATTTTCCATTTCTCATCACGTTTGTCAAACACTGTATCCAAAACAAAATAAGGCTGATTGGCTGCCTTGAAAAATAATGCTAATCTGGGATAACGATCCAAAATTAACTGAGCCGCTTGCCATTGTTCTGAATCCTCTGAATGCCTATAATCCAAATACTGTTCAGACAGGATTTCTTCGCATTCCTTAGCGTACGTACACGAACTCACGATTTTACCGTCCAAAACAATATTTCGAACTTCTTCGCCGACATACTCTGTTTTGTTTTCACACAAACCGACAATATTAAAAAACCATCGTTTGTATTCAAGGATTTCACATTCAGTCTTGTAGCCTGAAATCAACTCATTTTCCAATTCGAGCAACGTGCCTTTTTTAGTCTCAAATGTTTTATCAGATAAAAGCGGTTTACTGAAATAAACAATATCATCTGTTTTTGCTCTGTCTGAATTCGGTAAATAACCACATAACGAAACAACATCAAAAAACGGTGAAAACAACACATCGTCTAAATTTTTATTTTTCAGATAATAAGCATCTTTTCCGTCATGTGTACAAAAACGATGCAAAACCAATGGCGTGTATAAGTTCGACTGAATCGCTGAAAGCGGGTAAGGCGATACTTTATGTATCAAGTTACCTCCCAACAAATACGTCTGAAAAACAGGCAGTTGTATTTTACCAGTGACCACATCAGACAACGAAACATCATAACACTCTATACCAAGTTCCTCACAACACCGGTGTATCGTATCGTGTTCAGGTTTCTGTAAAAGCATGTATTCGCCATTATCATGTACTTCATGTTGCAATAAAATATACAATCCCATAAAAGTTACAAAAGTTCTTCAATTTGCTCAACGATCCAATCTTTGCTTTTTGTTCCGATCCACTGTTCTTTGACTAATCCATTTTGCATCAGCCTATAAAACGGAACGGTGGCTATCGCCGACGCATCATCAGGATCCAGTGTGCTGACATCAACGAACTCGACGCACAGATCCTCTTCAAACATAGCGGCAATTTCAGCCAGCAAAGGCTTGTGTGCTCGACATGTAGCACACAAAGCAGATGTGTATTGACGGAGAATTATCATAATTTTTAACAACGTTTGAAAAAGCACGGTATCACCGAACCTTTTTAATTATTGGCGATGCCAAAATGTGTCACGACATACGCGAACGACCCAGTATCGACAGTCACGGTCTGTTCATGTATCTCCAGCCTACCGCTGCTCGTAGCAAGGACTTGCATAAGCACCTGGGGCACTATCGTCATTTGAACAGGCCTGGTGCAATTTGTTTTCACACCATCGATACACGTTTCGAACTTACTGGAATTTATCACGTCTGTGAACATAGCGTGGCACTTGCTGCCATCAAGGGTTACAGTGACTTCCTTATCGTTAAACGTGATGCCCCGTGCGATTTCCTCACGGAATTCTTTATTGTACTCTGCATCAGGAAATTCCAAAACAGATGCATCAGGGTTGTTTGGGAAAAACAACGCCCTCAGATTTTCATCTTTAATGTATTCCCCAGATGAAATGGGCACGGCAAAATAGGTCGTATCAGCCCGAAGTAAAAACCATGAGCCATCAGCACTCACCTGAATGTCGGTCAAATCTGTGGATGCGGCAATCTTACTCAGAATACCACCAAGAACAAGTAGTTCGTCTTCAATCGGGATTTCACATACAGCGCGAATAAACTGTGTCGCCGTCCCGCATTCCATGTACTCTTTCGTCAGATGGACGTTTTCAAGCACAGTCCCAGCGTTCGTTTTGTCATAAGTAGATTCGCTGATTTTTAACGCTTCGGCGAATCCTACCGGATCAGGTAAGGCTTTCCACCCATTAGGATTAGCCTCAGGTAAATTCGGTAGCTTTCCGATAGATGTGTCCGCTACGACTTGTGCCGTAGATTCGGTGCGAATCCCAGACACGGAAAATGTGGCTCCTGAACCGTCCGCAGCGAATTCACACGTACCGTAGCCGTTTTTGCCACGCAAAACCTTCACAATAGAATTGTACGTCAATGCAATCTGCTGAGGAGCATCAAAGGGGCTCACGGCACCACAATACACGTTACCATTAAAGGTGAACATGTGCTTGCCATCAAAGAAAATCAAACCGCTCGTCGGAGCAAATGTGTTGATTTTGTCCGCACCTGCTTTTAGCAGGTTTAACGTGTCCATAAACGACTGTACGTCGAACTGGGTACCTGATTTAGTTGCTGTCATCAAAAAACCTCTCAATAGGGGTTAAAAAACAAATGGAAATGTACTACGCAGATAATAGAAAAGCAGCGAAAAGATTTTTTCAAATAACATCTGATTCGGGTGTATCTTGCTCTTCTACGTTTTCTTCCGTTTTTTCAGTGTTACCATACCTTTCATTGAACATCTGCCGTAATCGAACCCCATTGTAGCACCAGTAGTTGATAGGCGAAATGTTAGTCGTTTCACGTTTGTGCATGACTGCCCGTGTCAATGATGTCAGGCTCAAATTCCCATGAATCTCTTGCGGGCCTGTGTATCGAACACCTAACGCATCATTAACCACTTCAATCGTTTCATTTTCGTCATTAAACAATGTAAGGGTGGCTCCAATAGGTATATCAAAATCAGCAAAGGCAAATCTATGCGATTTTACCTTAGGTTTTCCGTCAATATTATTAGTTGCGGCACTCGTCTTAGACGCACTATTTTTGCGTATTTTGCGATCACATGACGACGGAACCCAATCAATAGGTTTCGTCACTACATCGTAGTCTTCCAAATCTTCGATATCTATGCCATCCAAATGGTGGTACTCAATCTGCTCATATTCGAGTTTTTTTTGATCCGACGACTTGACCAAAACCTTCAGTGTGCTTTGAGGCTTGGGAGGACTTTCACCACATATAGGCACATCTGTCAACACCCAATTCGCCAAACCAGCTGCATCCGCTTGCGCAAAACAATCGACAAAAACACCATCGTTTGCATGATCACGATTTTTTAACAACATTTCAAAACGCAACTTAAGCGTCTCTTCTTTCCATTTTTCAGGCTGTAATGAACCAACAAACTGAATGAATGCCGCCTCAACAACATGACGAGAAATGAAAAACTTTCCATTCTCGGTATAAAAAAGTAAATTCTTTGCCATTGACCTAACATGATAAAGTACAAAATATTGTAGTCAGGTAGCATCTGATTCACAAATCAAAATGCGCAGGCAACCCTTTGGTGCTGTTGAGCTAATATATTAAATCCACCAACAACGGCATCAACCTGATCTTTCCATTTCCCCTGTGGAAACGCCGCCAATTCAGACAAAAACGCATCGTTCCAAGACGCTGGGATACAAAACACATTTCCCTGCTCGACCTGAATGGCAAACGGGCGCGCTCGTACTTCTTTGGCTGTCCCTGCCGGATCGATAAACGTAACAAATCCCGCCAAATTCCGTACAGTATTCATAGCTGATTCCTTCCCACCTGAATTATGCACTACTATGTCATTACACAAAAAGGATTCACCATCCTCTACCGTTAAACACCTACACGGCATGGAAATACTCGCTTCCTGTATGGCTACTATTTTTTCCGGCTGTTTTTCAAACTTTTTCCCATCGAAAAGCATCCGAGTCAAATAAACCCCCTCCATCAATTCCTCAGCATTTACCCAACCGGAACCAACACAAAACGGATGACTCTTATGCGCTCGAATTTTACGTATTTGTTGTCCTCGAAAACCAGCATTATCGTCCAATACCGTATGTATCACAAGCACGGGCAAATATCCCTGTTCATGAACAGCTGTAACCCGTGTAGGTTTTCCAAGGTGATTTATAACAAAATCTCCTTCCACCACATCTTTTAACTTTTTCTGAACAAGCGTTTGTGAGGATATTTCATCAGCACTAAGACTCACCAATACACGCTCTTCCTCATAAAGTGGGCCTGGCTCTTGCTCCACAGCCACTATACACCCAAGCCCGTCAGATTCTGCGGTATTCCGTATCATGTTTTCACGTTCATACAACCCCCACTTGCCACGCCTCACGTCCAACACACACCACCGACCAGAACGAGTTTTACCTAGTTTCACCCCAGCTGTGTAGCATGCCGTATCCGACACACTAATAGCCTTATCCCAATAACGAATGACATGAACTATCGGATCGAGCGTATCCAACTGTCGCACTTCGATATTCGCTATTTTGAACATCAATCCTTCCGTTTTTAGCGGATTCTGGAGATATTGCGCTTCATAATCCGCATTCGACATCCACGTTTTTCGTTCAATGAGAGCCTCTCGTCCTAAACGATTCGGGTCTAATAGACCATCCTTGTAATAACGGGAAAGACCAGCAGGGATAGGGCGGTGATCACGATCTATCTCTGCCGGAAGTGAAATGTGGAAAACCTTAGCATCTGGTTTTAATTTTGCATTTTCAAGCCATTCACCTATCGGGTCTTGATAATGTAATCGCTGCATGACCAAAATTAACGGCGTAGAAAGCACATTTGCCACACGGGGGCGAATTACAGTGTTCATCCAAAATGTAATGTCGCGTATTTTTGTTTCGCTGTCGACCAACTGCGGATCCACAGGGTCATCAATGATTATCATATTCGCGTGACGGCCTGTTGGCGACTGTCCGGTACTAAACGCAAGCCGTGATCCGCCATACTGATTAACGTATTCGCCTTGACGCTCTGGACTGTACCTAAAATCATGAAAAAGTTTTTTGTACAGCGGGCTGTCCATAACATACTTAGACTGCCGCGCAAACATATAGGACAACTTAACATCAAACGATGCCGTAATAAATCGAAAACGTGGATTAATCGTATGAAGCCAAACTGGCAACAACTGGGACAATAAAGTGCTGTTATGAACCAGTATATTATTCGAAAAATAGTTTTGCTCATCATAATCAGATGCGCTAACACCTATATAATAAACTTTTTGTTTTCCTGCGGGCTTTATTCCTTTTACACGTTCCCACCTACAAGGAAAATCCAACAGATCTAGCACATCATCAGGGACTCTTTCATTTTCAGGAAAAATCGCATTTAATCGGCATATAACATCATTGTTAGTTAAATTCTCTACTTCTACCCATCCCCGCTTGGTAAATATAGGGTGATTATGCGAATAAGAATTTTCTTGACCAAAAACTGTAACTAACGTGACACAATTACCATAATAAGAACCTTTGCTGATGATTTTTTGTCTAAATAATTTTTGATTTTTCCCAAAACTGTACACTTCATCGTCCAAGTCCAGTTTTTCTACAGGAATATACCCATTTGGCGTTAAAATAAGATTGCCCTCGCATTCACACTTCATCGTACCGGGGGCGATATCCACTATTAAATCACCACGTTTAGGTCGCCCTTCAAGCACGTCTATCGAAACTTCTTGGAATTTCTGACAAAGATACTCGTGATGCCAGTTCCACACAATCTCCTCGGGGACTATCAATGGAGCAAATTCTCGACAGAACTGATAAAACGAATTCCGGCAAACTTCCCGTAATAGCTTCGTTTCGATATAAGGATTTTTGAACGGATCAAGCATGATAAATCATAAACAAAGCCGATGTTTATTGCAAATATTCTTCCTCATCTTCCTCCTCGATAAATTGCGTAGGGACATACGACAACGCCTCATCTACTTTTTGGGGATTTTTCGCCTTACGAACCAAATTCAAAAACATCAACTGTTCATCAGGAGTTAAATTTTCAATAGACGGCATCCCTTCAGCGTCTTGGGCATCTGCTATCTTTTCTGCCCCAGTAAGCGTTTGTAAAAGCGTCTGACTAAAAGCCACACCATACTGCTTAGCCAAAAACATCATTGCGCTGACATCATCATCTTTGATTGCTCTTTTGATTAATGCACCAGCAACACTTTCCATAACCAGCTTTTGGCATTCATACACTTCAAAAGCAAAATCGGCATCTGTTCGTATCCACGATTGGATTAACTTTTCGGACAACCCAACGGTACTTGCCGAAACACCTATAAATGGTGTTTTTTTCAACACAGACAAAAATTGCTTTTTCAAAGAGACTATTTCCGCATTTGTATAACCATGATTCTGTGCAGGGAGTTTTGATGTAGCATTGGTCACAGCGGACGTAAAAAGCTCTGTTTGGAGCTCTTTTGCCGGCTTTGTCGGATCAAGCCCGGCAGTTCTCGCTGCATTTATTAAATTAGTCCCACTCATAGTCAAATATCGTTCTGCATTGTCTAACTGCTCTTGTGCTGTTTTGTCCCTATACTCAGCCAGTTCCTCTTTGTAAATGTTCGATAACGTTTGATACTGTACTGGATTAGTCTCCTTTAAACTTTGGTGTGGTCGGACTGGTTTGGTAACGTTGGTGGTTATTTCGAAGTCCCGTCGACCTCCTCCATTCGTCAATCGTCTCATCAGAAACCTCTATCATCGGGGCTATATTTTTCAAAAAACCATAAACGTCTTCTAATGATGCAGTAAGCTTATCAAAACCTACGCGAGGTAAAAACATGGAAAGAGCAGAAGCAGAAAAATCTATATCCAAAATAGGCAACAAAAGCGGCGTAGGAATATACCTGCCAAAATACGTCGAAAGCCAATAGACTATTTCTACACGCTGCTCGTCGATTTTCTTCAATGAGGGTTTATTTAAATTTCGTACACACAAAACAAACTGCGCAAATTCGTCCAGTACCGCATCAGCGGTTTCAGATTCTGACAAATCACAGCGTTCACGTTTTTTATGCTGTGCTATTTCAATTACCTGAAAAATAGTATAAGGCGTATCCTGTACCATTTTTAAGCATCCTATGCAAAAACACCGACCAATCTATGCTATAATCAATAATGATGTATTCTCTACATTTCAAGACACTTACTTTTATAGGAACATAAAGGCAATAATCCAAATAGAATCACGCATTTATTTCAAAATATGCACATTAACCTGGTTCTTCGGTCTTTTTAATTTCAATTTTTGCCATTTCTACTGCTCCTGTAATTTCCTCACTCCAGCCAGAAACTATTTTGAGCATGGTGTCATAATCTTCCACGTTGCGTAATTTTGCTATAGCTTTCCGTTCAGCGACCCGCACATTCTGTGCGGTATAACCTATTATCTTGCTTATTTCTTTATGACTATAAATTCTACCGTAGTAACCGATGCGGAATTTGACTATGTTACGCGCGTACCTATCCAAATCACTCAAGACGTACTCAAGATAGGAATCAAGTTGTTCTACCACAGACTCCAATTGTGCCGAAGTCATAAAACGTCGTTCTGGACGTTTTTTTAGACGTTTGGAATGTTCCGGGAGCTCAATTTCTTCCGGTTCCTCTGCGAAAAAAGCATCGTCCGAATTAACAAGCAAGATTTCCATCATGGGGCGATAACGTAGCCAAAATACACATATTGAGGTATTTTAACAAACGCACAAACAAACACCCCAAAAAACCTAAGACAGTTCTGCCAGCAATGCCATGACTGACAACGTGTTATCCCCTAATGTAAATTTTTCCTTAAAATTGAAACGCATGGGCTTAATCCCCAAATGCGATTCTGCCAGTACAGCCGCATCCAAAACATCACTGGAAATTGATTTGGATTCTTCGCATGATTCTTGTGATGCTGATTTATTCACTTGTCCAACAGGCTTTATATGCGTGAGTGGAATCATGCAACACGCCCTAGCGGTTGCCACAGCCACACTAAGACTCGCATCGTTAATATCACCGGTGCGATTATAAAAGAGCATTTTTGGCGAAACTACGATTGTCTTCTGAGCAGGCTGATATGCAGCCACAAATCGCTCAGCACCAGCAGATGTCCGCTGAATTGAAATACACCACGGTACATTTTGACCAAACCAACGATCAAAATGAACCGATACTTTGTCGATAATTTCCGTATCGAAAAGCGGATTAGTATCCAATACTGTCAACACAAAGCACGGCATTTTCATGCCGTATTCTGCTCCATTTATTAAAGTCGGTTTGTTCATAATGATGTAAAGTTTTGAAGTTAGCAAAACAGAAGTCACCAACCAGGGACTAACGCTTTCGATTTGTGCTCTCGCAATTTCGCGGTTACGAGTGCTTTGGCGATGATTTGCGAAAACTCTGCGGCAATAGCACACTGCGACTCGTTATCCTCAAACGACCATTGGTCTTCTGATTCATGGAATTCATCAAGCTGGTCGATCAACTGATTTAAGCGCACAATATCTTCGCTATTGAATTTAATAGTTTCCATTTTGGGTTTAAAATGTTAAAAAAGGGATCAAAATCCGCAAAAACTACGGATTTTGATGTCCAATCAACCTACGAATTCACGACCAAAGCCGTAATATCAAGACTGTCCATATACACATTTGCCGTAACCTGTTTTGTGCTCACTTCAAGAATCTCAAAATGCACACTCTTCGACTGGTTCAGGTCTGACTGCACACCTTCCCAAATTTGCTCGAAGTGGTATTCTACCGTCTGTACCAGCGCTTTCTCCTCGTCAGTGGCGGCTTCCTTTTTCAATGTGGCGATCCACTGGGGGTACGTGTTATGCCCAAAGACAATGACCTCACCAATTTCCGTGTGCAGGTCTTGCTTTTCGGCTTGGAGTGATGCCAAACGCTTTTCCATGTCTTTCACAGGGATCATCTTAGGCATATTCTTACAGCCGTCAATGACATGCGTCAGCGATTCTATCGCCACACACACGCCTAAATACTCCACGAGCGGCACAGTTATTACGCACTGGTCAACGAGCTTCGTCAGCTCACCGATTTTCTTGCGAAACTTCTTGCCGGTGTGCACACCATCCGCAACAGCCTGAGCGAACGGGGACAGTTTAGTTTCCGGTGCCATCTGTTTCTGTTCTTTGAGCTCTGCCGCCGCTTTACTCACGGTCTTTTTGCCTGCTTCGACTTCTTTCGCTTTTTCAGGGTCGTGTTTCATCACCTGTGCCGCTTGCGAAACAAGCACGGTGCTCACACCCATTTTATCGGCTGCTTCCTTTTGGGTTACGCCAGCAGTGTCCTCTGTACGGTGCGGATTGCCAACATTAAATGTGGCAAGTTTTGCAGCCACCATAGCCCGCTGCGACGCGTCCAGGTGCCGCCGATGGACATTGTGAGAAATAACCCAATCGAGGGCTATTTTGTCTTTCTCTTCTTTTGTGCTGACCTTGTTGACTGCCGGACAAATCGAGGCAAAGCTGACATATCTTGGCTGAACTCCAGCAGCTTTACAGCCGAATTCTCGAGAACGACCGTCAAGAATTTGCCCATCGTACAGGACAATGGGATCTTGCAAGCCCAAGAGCTTTATGCTCTCGGTGAGTTCTTCGAGTTCGTCTGCCCCCATTTCGGGGATGATCTCGCAAAAGGGGTGTAGGGGATAATCAATTGGTGTCGTCATTGTTTCTTTCTAGGAAAAAGGGGAAAATTTGTTTGTTACTGACACTATTGTAGAAATTAGCAAAACAGAATTTTTAAATATAAAATGTTTTATATTTAACCAAATGATGTGTCCACGATTTTCTTTTTAGCCACGTCAAAAGCCTATAAAATAAGCCCCAAAGCATTTATTGCGACAGAATTTACAATACACCAACGACCATCTCAATGTCAAGAAATGGATTTAACACGCGTAAACTAAATTCCAAGTTTTGTAATTTTCTTCAAATCCAATCGGCGTATCCGTCATAACTGATACAAACGTATTACGATTTGATGACGAGGCACGCCGGATTAACAACACCGTCGCCTTCATGGCGATATTTGGCGTTCCAAGAAATACGAAATTTCTCTCCAAATTCCGAAAATTCGGAAATAATAAAAGCGGCAAATCCCATCTGATTGCCAGTCAAATCATTATCCTTGCCAATCGTATCAAGAATTACATCAAAAGGACTATTGTCCTGTAACATGCCAAACGCCTGTACAGCAGCTTCGACAGCTGCACACGAATAACCGTCTTCGGTATTTTTCTCAACGAGCATTCGCCAATCTTCGTGTTTTGACGGTTTTATGAATTTTAACGGCGATGTCATCAACTCGTCCTTGACCGAAAGCGCGTGCTTGCGACCTTCTTCCATAATTTTGTCCATCTTTTCTTGCCATAAACGTTCCTTTTCAGCATGTTCCTCCGCCTGAACCTCACCAAATTTCCTTTCGATGTAAGGCAAAATGTCATCAGTGGAGCGTTTATCCCAATCTACTCCGATTTCCAAATTTTCGTACAAAACGTCATCGTCATCATCGTAAATGCGCATTATCGCACTACCGTGACCGATAAACGGAATCCACATAGCACCAATTTTGATACCTTTACAAGGCTCGACTTTAGTTAATTCTGCCGTTTCCGACGTGACAACACCATACCAAATATATTGACAAGTAACATCTTTGCCAATACAGCGTGAAAGTTTTTCGAACATTTTTTAATAGATGATGATTTACGTATCGTATCATAGAAATTCATGAAATGGACAAGCAAAAACAGCTATCACGGAGTGAGTTTACTATAAGCCATCGCCTCCATTTCGTCGAAAAATTGAAGCACCGCAGTTAGAAAAGGCGAATCGAACAACACATTCGGCAACATAAAAAACTGTTGAAGCCCCCTCTTCGTTAAATAAAGCATTGGCGTGCCATTACTGGACATAATATATTCGTTTGCGTCAACGAGGTGATATATCGCCTCAAAAAATTCCCGTGCGCTAAGACCGCCGCACCATATTGCAGCAACGTCAGCGGCTCGAATAAGCGGCATACTAATTGGGCCGTAAAGCGTTACAGTTTTATCGCCTATTTCTCTGCTGATTAGTTTTTTAATTTCCATTTTTATCTTGCTAATTAAGGAAGGACTTTTATTTTAATCACAAAATACCATTTAAGATCGTCTTGACCGAATTTCAGCGACGTAATCACGTAACAATTTAAACGTATCATTATTCTCGGATTGACCGTCAATGACCGAATTAAACGTGTTTTGTTTCTCCATGAGGATTTTAACCACACGTTCTTCGATAGTGTCCTTCACAACAAAGTAATACCAAAAAACGGGATTATTTTGTCCAATGCGATAATTACGGCACTCCGCCTGCAAATGATTCGACGGCACAAAATCCAACTCCATAAACAGCGTGTACGCTGCTCTGGTCATTGTTAATCCTGTCCCAGCCGCTACAATATTTCCCACAAATAATTTTGTATTTGGGTCGTTTTGTATGCGTTCGACCGCCATCTGCCTGTCTTCCATTTTTGTATCACCGGTAATCGAAACTATCCCAACTTTCTTTTTGGCATAATGTTCCAACACGGCATTTATCATGACACGATGGATACCGTAAATTAACAACTTATCTTCGGGGTTATTTTCTAAAAACGAATCAATCCAATCCAACACAGCAGGGATTTTCCACTTTGCACATTCCCGTTTTAAATAACCGCATCGCGTGAGCAAAAGCGCGAATTCTGACTTGGGGAGATTGCGGTCGGGGTACTTCTCCGCCAACCACGTCATAAAATCCTCTTCCATTTTAGTGTACTCTTTACGCTGGGACGGTGTCATTTCGTAGACTAATGTCGAACGAGTGTAGGGAGGCAAACTCAACACTTCACTTGTCTTTCTACGAAGCATGCATTTCGATACAAGCAAATGATTTAATTCCACCATGTTTTTAGGCCCGATGTACACATAAGCCATTTTCCTGCCAAATCGACGTTGTTGCATATAACAATAACGTGACCGAAACTGGGAAAAAGACATGCAGTTACCTTTGAAAATCATGTGGACTGTCGGGTAGATTTCCATCGGCGTATTTAACATGGGAGTACCAGTCATCGCTAAAAACTTATCGCAATGATGTGCCAACTTAAGTACGGTCTTTGTGCGTTTTGCCGAAGGATTTTTTAGCGCGGCAGATTCGTCGCATACTATCGCTTTAGGATTCATAGCCGTAAAAACAGCCTCCCAATGAGGTAGTATATCGTAATTGATAATGTAAATACGACCATTAACTGGATTCGCTTCACCGATATCAAGCCCAGAAGCAGGCTTTGTACCAGAAAGCACACGAATGGTGTCTGGCGGCTTTTCGGGGAAATGCTTCCGTATTTCACCAACCCAGTTCAATTTCAACGACGCTGGGGTTACAATAAGAGCAGGGAATAGATTGTGCTTAAAAATGTACCCTAAAGCCGTGAGAGTTTTACCAACACCCTGTTGATCCGCAACCAACACACGACCATTAAACTTTTCGATGACAGAAATACCGTCAAGCTGATGCTGGCGAATTTCTGTTTTAAGCAGTGGGATTTCCATGAAGTATCATAGAAATTCACTTTTACAAACGAGAGCATTTACAGTGATCAAGAATTGGATTCTTGCGAAATCTTCTGCTTGGCCAAATCCTTGAGCCGCTGATAAATCCGCTCTTGCAACCACTGTATTGCGACAGTATTGAACGGTCGTTTTGATTCATACGAATCATAAACTGCCAATGCTCGGCTGACTCCTTCTTTGGCTAGCGCATACAGTTCCTCGAACTCGATACCTCTACCGAGATACCGCGAGCAGAACGTTCTGACGTACTCGTCGTCGATTACCGCAACGTACTTATCGTTGCATGTTTTGTCATTACCGTGTGTTTCCATAATTTACAAATAAAAGTTGAAACAAATATCTTTATATCAAATTTCCAGATGAAGTCAAGTACCGCTGTTACTCGCCGGGGCAATAAAAACCACCCTTAATAGGCAATAACTTCGAATCATCGTATTCTTCGACGACCACTTTAATTTGCGGTGTAAAATACTTACCGTTCTTGACGTAGCAGTAACTCACGGTACAATCGTCTCCATCATCGCCGTCTGACCAATGAATCCGAAACTTCAACAATGCTTCGGGGTATTTTTCCGTGAGCGATATCAATGCCGGGAATACTTCAAACGGTCTCAACTTAACATCACTGTCGGTCATCATCAAACCAAATGGTTCATGTTTGTCGTCTATAATGTATTCCCAATCAGATATGACATGGCCTTCAAACGCGTTCGAAAGCGAATCGCCATCGAGGAAAGGCTCTTGAATGAACGTTTCAAATGTGGTTTCGTCCAGATTATGAACAGATATCGTATGATTTTGATATAGAGCGAAGAGTCGAGAAAGAAAACATTTGCATTCAATCTGAACATACGCCCCCAATACGATACGATGTAGTTCCCCAGCGCACAGCCAAGTTAGACCGGCGTTTTATGTTGGCACATATCCCCGTTACACAGGAACTTTGGGAAAGTGTGATGGGAAATAATCCGAGTCGTTTTCAGGGAATGCAACGACCAGTAGAAAATGTTTCGTGGGAAGATTGTCAAGATTTTCTTGCAAAACTCAATGAAAAGAAAGGGGAACTTGGAGTACCACGAGGCTATGAATTTGCTTTGCCTTGGGAGTCTGAATGGGAACACGCCTGTCGTGCAGGAACCGAGACACCTTTTTATTTCGGTTTAACCTTAGATGAAAATTTGGCAAACTTCAACAGTGAACGTCGCTTTTGGACGACCGAGAATAAATATCTTGGTGGTACTAGCGTCGTCGAAAAATATCCCGCTAACGCCTGGGGACTTCACGATATGCATGGCAACGTTTGGGAGTGGTGTCAAGATGCTGGCGGCTACGGTTCCTTACTTGTTGAAGGAAGAACAAGTGTTCTCGATGGCTTTTATCGCAATCGACGGGGTGGAAGTTGGGCAACCTTTGCTGAACAGTGCCAAAGTGCTTATCGCAGTTTTGGTAATCCCGCAAGACGGCATGATGATGTAGGTTTGCGACTTTGCTTGGCAGCGACCGAATAGTGATGGCTTTGGGCATCGTCCCATGCCCTTCGGAGTTCCCGCCACTCCGAGCGACTGCGATAGGATTTGCATCGCCTGTTTGTCAAAGACCATCGCGCCGCCAACGGTGCGCTAATGTTGCCGTTATTCTACCGGACACGATTCATTATAGCGTTCGCTTGCATTAAGAAAATGCCCGGTGAGAAACAGCAACGAGTCATGTCGTACTAATCGGCGGATAATCCATCTTACCGCTCTACGAATAGGTCGCAGGGAGACATAACGTCTAATAGTGAATCCCAACCCTCTCTCTGCCCTGTCCGCTTTAGTCCCCTCCGTTGCCCCGCTGTGGTGTTCCCCTCGTCTCTCTGGGGGTTAAGACGTGTCGGGTTGTCGAGGCAACGTGGGGGCAGTGGAGCGAAACGCTGGCATTGGATTTTAGTGGTAGTTGCGTGCTGTTTTTATACTTGACTAATACGGTCGGCTGCACTGGTACGTGGGACAACGTTGTCCCAGACCAACCTTAACGCCGGATAACGGCAGCCATAGACCAATGACAAAGACCAACAGCACAAAGAGAGACACAACGGACACCACGAACGGGATTGCGCAGCACTTTACCTTCGGCGTTGAGATTGAGACGACAGTGCCGAGAGCGAACGAACTGAACATCGGGAGTTATAGCGGGAGCGGCATTCAGGTTCCCTACCTGCCAGCGGGTTGGGTTGCGAAGTCTGATGGGAGCATCAATGCCCCGTCCGGTCACGAGGGTTGCGAGGTTGTATCGCCTATCTTGAAGGGTGAGGACGGCATTCGGCAAGTCATCGAAGTTTGCCGAGTCTTGAACGAGCGGGGACACAAAGTTAACGCCTCGTGCGGAGTGCATGTTCACGTTGGGTTCAAGGTTAACCCGGTGAGTGGCAAGGCGACTTCGGCGAAGGAACTTGAAACACTGGTTCAGATAGCATCGTATCTTGAGGACGGTTTGTACGCAAGCACTGGTACGATGCGTCGTCGAAGCGGTAGTTATA